TGAAACAGCAACTTCTAAGCTGTTAGATAACACTAAGTCCACTTCTTATCTTCAAAGTCTAGTAGAAGAACTAGAAAAAGGCTTTTCTAAAGCTATTGGTTTAGCTGCGGAATGGATTGACTTAGAAGATCCTGAAGTACAGGTAAACATAGGCGACAAACTGTCACTGTCTGTAGATCCTAATGTGATCACTAACCTTATAGGTTTAGCTAAGGAAGAAGCTATGACCTATGAAGACCTTACTATGGAACTGCAACGTAGAGGTCATTTAAGTGAGTCTACTAAGCTTAAAAAACCTAAAGTAAACCCCCTTATGATGATGGGGCAACCCCCTGAAAACGAAGAAGAAAGCAACCAAGGAGAAGATGAAGATGGTGTACAACAACAAAAAGAGAGACAACCAAAAAAGGGACAAGAACAAGAAAACCAAACCGAAGAGTAAGTAAGTTATTGTTTTTAACTTTAGTATTTGTTATAATAACCAGAAATAATATTCCTATGGGATATAGGTGATAATAAAGCATAGCGGGAGGCTAATTATGCCATTAGATGCAGTAATTGAAGATGTTAACTCATTAGATGACAGTGTTAAGAGTTTTTACAAACCTACTGAAGATGGAAAGTACGTTTTAGATGTAAACCCTTCTTCTGGTTTTGCTCTTGAAAATGTAGAAGGCTTAAAATCTGCATTACAAAAAGAACGTGGTAAAGCTAGAGAGTTAGAAGGTAAGGTTGGAGCTTTTGGAGAAGTAGACCCTTCTGATTTAAAAACTAAACTAGCTAGATTGGAAGAGCTGGAAGCTCTTGACCCAAGCAAAGAAGCTGACAAGATTGCTGAGACTAAAGTTCAAGCACGTATTGAACAGATGGCTCAAAAGCACAATAAAGATCTTGAAATAGCTAATGGCGAGGTTAACAAGTACAAGACTCAATTACAGAAGTTATTGGTAGATGATGTAGCCAAAAACGCTATTCTGGCAGCTGGTGGTGATGAGCGAACTGTAACTTACATGCTTCCTCATCTTAAAGCAAGCCTAGCTGTAGAAGAAAAAGAAAACGGTTTTATGACAACTGTTATGGATGAGTATGGTAACCCCCGAATTGGAGATTCAGCTGGTTCACCCATGAGTGTCCAACAGTTAGTAGAAGAAATGAAAGCAACGGATTTGTGGGCAGGGGCTTTCCCTGGTCGTAAAAAATCAGGTGGTGGGACACCCCAAACTAAATCAGGCGGGATGCCACAAGGAAAGAAGCGGTCTGATTTTAGTACACAAGAGAAGACTGCCTTTATCAAAGAGCATGGCGTGGAAGCTTTTATGAAGCTACCAAGCTAAATCTAGCCTAATCAAAGGAGTGTTTTCTAATGGCTATTGGTGTTTATTCTGATCTCATTAATTATAATGAGCAGTTTTATGGGGGTTTCATTGAAACCGTACAAACTAACCTAGAAGTGTTTAATGCTACTGGCTTTAACACTTTGAACCTTTTGACTCGTTTGCACACTGGTCTTCGTTCACAAGAAGCTTTCTTCTCTCGTTCTAACGGTGTATACCGTCGAACTTTGGGTAGCACTGCTGCACACACACCAGCTAACTTACCTGCTGATGAAATCAAAAAGGTTAAGTTGTTTGACTCTGTTCACTATGAAACTACTTTACAATCTTTCAAACTTCAAGGTTTCTCTGAAGATGAAATTGCTTTCGTAGCTGGTCAACAAGCTGCTGGTGACATCATGGAAGGATGGCGTGAATCCGCTGTATCTGCTCTAGTAGGTGCATACAAGCTAACTGCCCTTCAGCCAGGTGGCGCAAAGGCGCTAGTTAACGATATCACTGCTGCTTCAACTACTAACCTTAACTCTGTAGCTCTTATCGACACTATGAAGTTGTTCGGTGACAAGTCTACTCGAATTAAAGCACTTTTGATGCACTCTGCTTGCTACTGGGATTTGGTTAAAGATCAGCACACTAGCACTACTGCTGATGGTGTAGCTGATATGGTTATCATGCAAGGCACTCCTGCAACTCTGGGTAAACCGGTAATTGTAGTTGACTCTCCTGCATTGATCAACGATAACGGTTCTGCTGCTGACTCCTATAACACTTTCGGTCTTGTAGCTAACGCTGTAACAGTTGAAGAGTCTGAAGAACGTTCTACTCTGTTGGAAACTGTAGGTGGTCTTAACAACTTGGTATACCGTGTACAATCTGAGTTTGCTTTCACAGTGGGTCTGAAAGGTATTTCTTACACTTCTGCTACTGACAACCCAAGCAACGCTACTCTTGCTACTAGCACACCTTGGACTGTTAAGCACACTTCTAAGAAAGATCTTCCTGGTGTTATGATTGAATCTCTTGTAACCTAAGATCTAACATAAGCCCCCTTTAGGGGTATGGGGGCCACCTTGCGTGGCCCTTTTTATTTGGAGGCAATAATAATGAAAATAGCATTTTTAGCTGGGAGAGCACACCTCAAGAAAGGTTGCCTAAAGGCTGTATTTGAACACCTTAAAACTAAAGGTGAAGTTTGGGACTATTCTCCTAGAGTAGTGACCGAGCACGATGTTGCTGATTGTGATTTAGTAGTAGATAATAATAGCGGTGTTAACGTACCAGAACATATTCCTCATCTAATGATAGACCTGGGATACACACATAGACATTTAGGAACTTATCAAGTAGGTCTTAGATCCCTCAATAGCTTAGCTCCAGAGAATGTAAAACACGATAGGGAGTTTTACAAGGTAGAAACAGGGTTGGTAAAAGGGAAAGCTCCTATACTTATTCTAGGACAAAAAGAAAATGACAGGCAACACGGTTTATCTGCTCCTGAGTTAAACTTCATATATCAAGATCTTATAGACCGTATTAAAATGGCTTACCCAGACAACAAAATCTTGTTCAGGAATCATCCAAAATCAAAAAATAAGTTGACATTTAGTGGAATAGAAGATAGGTCTTATGGTAAAATAGAAGAATTACAAGGTCTTATTGGATGTGTTGTTACTTACAATTCTACAGGAGCACTACCCTTTCTAGCTAAGGGGGCACCTGTAATCTGTCACCAAAGCGCCTTCTACAGCCGTGTTTGCATGACTTACGAAGACATAGGTAAAGACTTCTACTCGGCCCCCAAGAAAGACCGTGGTTTACTTTTTGCCAGAATTGCATACTCACAGTTTACAAAAGAAGAGCTTTCTAAACCAGAATTGATTGATAAGTTAGTTGACTATGCTTTAACAGGTCAATTTCCTGAAGAATGGACTCAAGAAGAATTAGAAGAAGTTATAGAGCCAATAACTCAACAGCAGTTTGAATTGTGTTGTGATGCCCTAGAGGAAAACAACTGGCCTAAAGCTAGGAAGATGGTTAAACAAGTGTTCCCTGATGAAAAGTTTAAGAATAGGGAAGTCTTAGATACTTTCTGTAACAAAACTATTTTAGAATTTAAGACACAAGGAAACTAAAAGTGGCTTTAGTAACCGAAGATGGAACTATAGTTTCAGGAGCAGAGGCTTACCTTAGCGTAGCTGATGCTGATACCTATTTTAGCTCTAGGGGGAATCCTACCTCTTGGTCCAGCGCTACTACAGCTGAAAAAGAATCTGCTTTACGTTACGCTACGCAGTACATGGAACTACGCTATCGCTTCAAGGGCGATCTTATTGAATCTACACAACCTCTTTCCTTTCCTCGTACTTCCTTTTACAACCACGATAACAAGCTTTTGGCTGGATCTGGAACTATACCAACCCCCATTCAACATGCCAATGCTGAACTCGCCCTTAGGCACCTCACTGAAAACCTTTTTTACTCAACTAACCCAGACGACTCTAGGATAACTTCCAAGAGTATTGGAGATGTTTCGGAGACGTATGATGTTAACCGTAGTTCTTCTCGCTTCACCTTTATTGATTTGTTACTTGGTGACTACCTATTAAACTCACCCTCTGTTGTGCCTGTTATAAGGGGGTAAAATGAACCTAGTAACTAAGTATTTGACAGATACAATTACCTACTGGTCTAAGTCAGGAGTGGATATAGAAGGCAACCCTACGTGGTCTGCTGCTGCTTCGATCCCTGGGCGGTGGATAGAACAGGATGACCTTTTTGTAGATAGTTCAGGTCGTGAAAGAAGGTCAACTACCCAGATTTACTCGGAAGTTAAATTACCTATTGGAACTAGGGTTTACCTAGGAACTTCTGTAAGTGCAACCCCTGAAGATGATTCATACGAAATAAAAATGACATTAATGAAAAAAGCTATTGATGGAGTAGAGATTTACTATAAGGCAATGCTATGACTATTGACTTTAAGGGGTTTGAAAAAGCTATTAATAGGATGTTTGCAGATGCCATAGAATCTTATGAACAGTCTGTTAAAGATAAAATAATTTCTGCAACTCCAAACAGAACTGGGGATTTAAGAGCCTCTTACAACTTCCAAAGAGAAGACTTAGCTGGCAAAGCTGAGGTTTCTTATGTATTAAGTTTTGGTGACAACAACACTATTGATCCAGAAACAAGTGAAAACTATGCTGCACAGATTCACCAATGGCCTGAAGGAATTGATCAGAGTAATCTTAGCGGTAATGGCCCTATGTCCATTAATCCTAACTGGACCACTCCTGGGACAGGACCAAATTACATCCTTGGCCCTATAATGCAAACTAAAGATAACTTGCTACTAGAGATACGAAAGTCTTGGCAGATTTTAGAAAGAAAGTATAACTCAAGGAGTAAAAGTAATGGCCAGTCCAGCTAGAGATATTGCCAGTTTACTTCAAACTTTAAGTGTAGGAACCGAAGGTACAGATATATTTGTTGGTAGGATACCAGAAGAAACTGATCTTGCTTTAGCTTTATTAGATTTACCTGGGCTAGGTCCAGATCCTAGATGGAAAAGAGATGATGTAGTTGTTCAGGTAGCTGTTAGAGGGACTCGAAATGGATACCAAACGACTTATAATTTTGCTCAGACTGTTAAGGATGCGTTACTGGCCTGTAATCCCACTACTATTAATGGCTCTTTATACTCTCTTATAGTAATGCTGGGAGACGTAGGGTTTGTGGGTTATGACGATGATGATCGACCTAGATTCCTTATGAATTTCAGAGTAGTAAGAGATAACGCCCCTGGTGGAAGCAGAGGTGAGCTATGATAAAGTTAGGTGATAACTACGTCTGGAACGAAACCTATGTTTCAGAAAGAAACACTACAATAACTCCTCTTGCCAGTGGAGCTACTACAAATAGGAATGACACAGTAGTCAATTTCAGTTTTTCAGGTATCTTATACCAAGATGCAGACATAGTAGTATAATCTATAACTTAATGTTATAATAAAGTGTAAATTTCCATAGGAGGGAAACATGGCTAAGTTAGTTCGAGTATCAGATGACAGTGGATCTACATGGTATAACATCCCTGGTCCATCTGCAAGTTTAACATTAGATGGCGAAGCTATAGATGACACTATTCTAGGTCAATCTTGGCAGTCAGAGTTCACAGGGCTTATCAATTGGTCTGTAGAATCAGAAGGTTATTACAAAGGTGTAGCTGGATATTGCGCTACTATCTTACGTAATGGAACCCCTGTATCTGCAACTGGTGAAGCTATGTCCCAAGTTACAGGTCAGGTATACCGTATTGACGATGCTACTAAAGAGGTTTGGGATCGTACCGCCACTATCACAGTCTATGATGGCGTTACAGATGTTACTGATGAAGTAGAAACTTTTGACTATCTGTTTGGTAAAGTTACTTTTGACTCTGGATACACTGTAGTAGGGTCAATTACTGTTGACGTAGACTATATTCCAGTGGAGGCTTTCGGTAAACCCCAGAGCTTCACTTTAACTCAAACTTCTAATACCTTGGACACTTCTGATCTACCCACTACTTGTGGTAACAGTGGCTTTCGTACTTTTGCCCCTGGACTGCGTACTGTAAGTGTTGATATCGAAGGTATCTTTGACGCTACTGAAGATTTTAACCAAGATCTTATTGACCGTGGTGAGTACATTTTAGAGATCAGTGCAGATGGCTCTACTAAGAAGTCTTTATGTCGTGGTTTCTTCCGCTTAGTATCTAAAAACCAAAGCGGTAATGTTGGGGACAATGAAGTAGAGTCAGTGACTTTTGCTTTGAGCGTGCCTTCAGCGGATTACATTCCTTTTGGTTGGGATCACGAGAGTGACACTACTTTAGCAGATGCTATTGTTAAGTCTCTGGATGCCTTCTTAAACGAAACAACTTTGGATATTGAGTATCTCCCTAATGACATAGGTGGTACTGGAGGACAGACTGGTAGCGTAGTAGTATCTGACGTAACTTTGACTAACTCTATTGACAGTTTACCAACATTCACTCTGAACTATCAAGGTACTGGCGCACTGACTGACGCCTAATAGTTAGTTTGCCTTAAAGGGGCTATCGTAATGGTAGTCCCTCTTTTTAACTAAAAACAATAAGAGGTAATAACAATGAACAAAGAACTACGGGATCATCTCTTTGGCGGTAACTCTCGAAACTCAGTAATTTTTGAAGTAGAAGGCAAAAAGTTTGAACTGTTAGAACTAACTTTAAACGATGCTAAGGCATTAGAGGGTAAGAATGAGATTGACTCTCTTATTCATATCGCACTTAGTAATGTTGTAGTTCCAGAAACTAAAGATTTAGTCTTTGAAAAGACAGACCGTAACCTCCTTCTTAACATGGGCACAGGACACTCCTTCTTTAAAGGCTTAAATAAAGCAATGAAAGAACTGATGCCTGGAGAAGAAGACGAAAAAAAGCTGTAAACCGGCTCAGAGAAAACCCTGATGAAGTCTTAGTCTTTCATGTGGCTAAGACTTTAGGGAAGTTTGTTTGGGAAGTTAGGGAACAAATGACCCTTAGGGAACTTAGAGAATGGTATATCTTTTTCCTTTACGAACATGAAGAACAAGAGAGGGACCGGAAGAAACAAGCTAGTAAAGCTAGAGCTAAGCAAGCAGGGAGATAGCCAGTGGCATTAAATCTAGGTGACGTATACGTTAAGTTTAGGGTAGATACCTCTGGCGTTAATGACTTTAAGAAAAATATCCCTAAGGTTGGCAGGCAAGTCCGTAAAACAAAAGAAAACTTTAAAGATGCTGCTAAATCTTCAGGTTCTTTTAACTCTGCTTTAGAAAGGGCAGGGAAGGTAGCTTCTTTTACTGAAGGCCCTCTTAGTGGTATAGCTTCTAGGTTAGTTACTTTAAAGGGCCTTCTTAATTCTGGTTCTATAGCAGCTATTGGTTTTACAGCCGCTTTAGGCGGCTTAGTTAAAATAGGTGCAGAAGCAACCAAAACTTTTATTAACACTGAAGACTCTTTAACTCGATTAAAGAATGCTATTCAAACTACTGGCCGTGTAGGTCAGGCTTCCTTAGAGCAGTTAGACAAGGCTGCTCAAAAACTGGCAGAACGTACTCTCTTAGATGTTGACCAAGCTAGGAACGCCTTTTCTCAAGGCTCTGCATTTCAAAACTTACCTACTGACCAGCTAGAACGCTTTGTAAACATCTCAGCTGACGTAGCAGCTGCTTTTGGTAGGGACATTAAAGGCACTATTACTCAGTTAGGTAAAGGTATAGAAGCCCCCACCTCTGCTTTGGATGGTTATAATAGGGTAGGTGTAGCTTTTACTAAAACCCAAAAAGACATACTCCAGTCCCTAGTAGATGTAGGTAGAGGTGCTGAAGCTACAGAGATTATCTTAACTAAACTAGAAAACAAGTTTAAAGGTTTTGGTGATGCTGCTGGAGTATCAGGAGCTTTAGACACCTTTCAAGGGTCTTTGCTTGTAGCTAGAGAAAATGTATTCAGATTAACTGGTGCTGGAGAAGCCTTAGAGAGACTCTTTAACACTCTTACTGAAACTGTAAAGGGGTTTTCAGAAGAAGGTGGGTTTGCTACTAGAGTGGGCAACGCACTAGAAACTGCTTTTAATGCTACTGCTGATGCAGTAATCTTTTTTAGAGATAATATAGAAAGCATACGAAAAGTTGTTGAAGTTCTTGCTGGAGTAGTTCTTCTTAACCTAGCAAAAAGGCTAGTTTTAGTTAAACTGGGGTTTGGCTCTATAATAGCTACTACTCAAAGGTATGTAGGCGCTTTAGGACTTAAAAAAGCTGCTACTATTGGGTTATCAAACTCCTTAGTAGTTTTAAGAGGGGCTTTAGTGGCAGCAAATAGGGCTTTCAAAAGGTTCTTACCTGTAGCTATTGTAGCTGGTATTATATCT